AGTTCTTTCTGGGCACCTACGATCGTTATGAAGTCCTTGTTATTTATTCCTAAGTCCGCAGCTTTTTGACCTGAGTAAAATAGAGCTTTTGGTTTTGCGTAAAAGCTATCCTCCGCAAGTGCGTCTTTTATGTACTCCTTGACATCATCATCAAGTGCGTCCTGATCAATACAAAATATCCTCATCATGCTAATCTTCATATCATGAAGCATTTTAGTCATAATGTTTGAGAGTTGATCCTGGAATGGCATGATCTCGTGAGCGACAGATATATTCGCCATGCGGTCGTCATTCTCATTTATTCCACCATAAATGGCGGGTAATGAAGGTAAGTACTCGGCGTATATAATGGTTTCATCACTTGCCACAGTAAACTTTACCCAAACATCATGGGGGTAATCCCCTAGTCCGTCTCGCTTGGGATTCACCTTAAGGCACATATTAGTTACGAACATACCCTTATCTTCATCCTCCGAAGAATAAACACCTACATGCTGAGTTCGCTCATTATGAAACGAGTACTGATCCTGTGTCTTGGGGAAAGACATATTATCACTAAAGTAATAATTAAAGAAATCTGCGTAATCTGAGTACAGGGAATGAAGTGAGTTCGTGAAGCTAATTTCATCGGAGTTCCATGTTGATGGATTATCCTTAATATCTCCGTACCTAATTATATCCCAATACCCAATCCATTCAGGTCCCTGGTTTATGTTTAAGTCGTGCAATGGCTTTGATTGATCCCATACAACCCTTGTTGGATGCGGCGTACGTAGCTTAACTCCCGCCATCTCGCAATAGGAGGATAATTCCTTATCACCAGTCACGGGATCTACATCCTCACGCCATTGAACTTCTTCAGTCCAAGAGGTTTCCGGAAATGCTACAGAATGACCATACATAAACATTTGTCGTATTACTTGACCCCATAGATGCCTGTAGCCAAATTGATCTGTCATCATCTCAACACGCTGAGACAGAACATCAGCCCGCACCTTATCCTCCATCTTTGTGCTCCTAGCTTCATACTTGAAGTAAGGGTACAAGTTACTGAATCTATTTACTTGAGCTGCGACCCGGCGAGTTACGTAAGATCGTATTAAATTCACCGAAACCTCATAAAGCCTGAGGGTATTTATGTTTTTAAGATTCCCCTCATCATCATACTCGCAAAACTGATCTGCTGCATTAACGCTTGTTAGATCCTGCTGGCATTGATCAACGCTAATCTTACCCTGCGCATACTGAAGCAAAGGTATTGTTGCCTTATTTATGGGCATACTATCCCACGCAATATCCACGGACATGTAAAGTTTTGCGTGCTTTGTCGAGAACCTTATCCCCTCGATAATTCTTGATTGGATCAAGTCTTGAAATTTCTCCCTCGTCTCAAAGTCTTTCCCCTTAGTTGAGGTAAATATCTCCCTTAACCTCGCTTGCGTGCATCCGTGCTTTTCTAGTATGTCTAAATTTACCATTTTATTTCCCCGTAAAATCGAATATATTTTCAATTGGGTCAGGAACCCAGTTCTTCATAAATTGTCCCTCGAGCACGGAAAGCAGTATGCATGCTGACATCGGAAGGGGTTTCGTTTTGCTAATCTTCAAATCTAGGTCTTTAATTCCTATAAGTGTGCCCATCTCTGCGTAGGTCATGCGCAAAAATGAACACATCCTCTCTAGTCTCTTTTGAGTCCAGATTTGAGGTAACCCCAAGCTCGCGTAATGACACCTAATAAGTAGTGTAGCAGTTGTTTCATCACTACTACTCCTCCTCGTCTTCGTCTTTATCTTCCCCTTCTGGGCTTTCATCACTCTCAAGGGAGGTTATTGAAACTATATTTTCTAGTGGTAACGAAGCTCGATTTTCGGATAACTCACTAATAGAGAGTTCCGCTACAACTTTAATTTTATCTCCAGCTTGCATGCCATCAAAGTCCTCCAGGAGCTCTGGATTATTCTTTAGATCTAAGGTCATTATACTTTCCATAAAATGTAACTTAGGATTTATTGTAACTAAAATCAAGCACCTAATTCCATTATCTCAGATCCAGCAGTTCTACCTACATCAACATAATGCGTAGACTCAAAATATATAATGGGGTAAGTCATGGCATCAAAGGCATGGAGGTACACGCTCCTATTGGGCTTTAGTGCTATATTAGGGTCGTATGTCTTGCCAGGCTTCTGGGATATTAGATTGCGAAACATTTTTGTACAATTCGTGCACGGCACGGACATCATTAGCTCCTCATTGGATAACTTCGCTATCATCAACCTCACCCTTGCCTCCACTGAGCCACTAAACTTGGGTGCAGCTTTCATGCGTATAGGGTCTAGCTTGAATGTCTCTGACTTATCCCTTGATATTTGCTCTATATCCTTCACGTCATAAGAACCTGTTTTGGCGCGATATTGATTAAATGCGGAATTATCAGAAATGTGAATGAACTTGAATTTGTGATCCATCCTTCGGTTCCAGTATGCCATCTTCCTCATGACCATTGGGATCAAGGTGGTATAAGGAAGCTTTTTATTTATAACTACTAATTCATCAAATACAGTCCAAATGGTTCGATCGGAACCCGAGATAACTTGCATAAATATTATCGCATTATTAACAGAACCTGGATCCCATCCGCATATTATAGGATAATCTACGCTCGGGAGGATGCCGCTCTTTGCGTCACCCACCAAATGTAGTGACTTATTGAAATAGGGACCAAATATCGCATCTCCGGCAGGCCTGTCCACCCACTCCCCTTTAATCATTCGGGCTTCTTCAACGGGATCGTTCTTAACTGCCTCTACAATTCTTTCATAGTAACCGAGGGGCAGGTTTTTTATATTCTCCGCTATGGGTACATGATATGTAGAATAGTCATCATTCCACACCTTATCTCCATCTTTGTCGTTCCACGGCTCCTCAAAGAACCTTTTATAAACCCAATGACTCTGGCCATCAGGGTTGCATGCAGCAAGATATTGTTGCGGACCGTGTATGCCCTGTCTTCTTCCTAGCTGCTGAACCACCGCATTGAAATAATCAGGTGTATCAAGATTCGTAAGCTCATCGACAAATACAAGACTAGGCTCAAACCCCTTAATTCTATCCTTAATAAAAGCACCATAGGGAACAGATATAAGCACTACACGAGAGTGACCACCAAATCGGTTTTCTACATCGATGTATAAATTCTTCTGAGTGTCCTGGCGTTCATCTGTGTGAGAGAGCCCAATCCCGTCTTTCCACTCAGGTAGTATTTCTACCTGTAGCTTATGCCAAACTCCACCAAGCGTAGCCTGCGACCGAACACCTACAATTATGAGAGCGAGAGCATTAAAATTTTCATACAAGTGTCGAACCAGTTTATGACCTCCAAGCGAGAAAGTTTTTCCAGATCCACGCTCCCCGTAAGCAAGGATGTAATTACTGGGATCATCAAAAATTTTCTGCTGGGTAGGGCTAAGCGAAGGAATCCATTTGGAAACTTCTGCTTTCTCAGGCGACTCATCGTCTACTGCTTGAGCCAGCCTCTCAGCTAGAGCTTTGTGCTTGAGTTTCTTCGACATCTCTTAGTTCTTTCAGTGGTCTAAATCCTGGCTTTTTCTTTACTTCTCCTTTTTCCTTTTGGTCGTACAGCTTCAACTGGAACTCAAGTCCCTTAAGTAGCCTATCGTGAAATTTTCCTTGCTGCTCACAGGCCTGTATGAGCAGTCGAGTCTTTAGGGCTTTTTCCTCGGAATCCATCGTTTCATCTTGAAGCTCCTCCCTGAGTTGCTCGCCCACCTCAAACAATGATATGTTCTGCCTAAGGTTTAGTTTCTGCGTAACACGCAGCCCTTCCGCCATGAACATTCCAATCGAGTCATCAAATTCTTTAAACACCTCCAACTTGGGTGCATTGTTTGGGTTAGAGAGCATAGACTTGATGTCTTTCTCAAAGGCCTCCCTCCCATTTTTATCCAAAGCATCTAGTAACTTTTTGTTTTTCACCTCAGTAGATTCCTCCCTAACCATCACTTCAGCTTGATCAGGTAGTGGATCTGCCGTTCCGTTTTGTATCCAGATGGCTCTTAATTTTTGATCAGTCGATACTCTTTTCCTTATGTAATCATTCCGAACACCGAAATGCTTAGCGACCATTCCGTAGTCACCCTTGAAATCAACCATAGCTTGCCCTAGTAGTTCCGTGCTTACTTTATGACTTTTTGGCATTCTCTAATATTTTTATGATTGGTAAAAAGGTAGTATCCCAGTGGCCCGACTGCTTTAAGTAACTAAACTTGCCCGAACTGCGAGTGTACGCCTGTGTTCGATTTCGGTCATAGCAATTAAATGGGTCAAAGTTGCAGCCTTCGCAAAAAGACCTTACCTTACTTATCAGTAAGTCATCCCAGTGCGTCATTCTACTTATCTTGACCACCTCGGAAACAGGCATCTCGGCGCCTACCGCAATCTCCTGATCTGACA